TCGCACAGCAAGTAAGCGAAAACATGGCAAAAGGTATATTCCTACACTTTGACGGAACAGAGGCAGAATTCAAAGAAATATCACCAAATGCGGGAGGCATAAGGGAGGTCATAGACCTTGCGGAGAAATGGTTGATCGAGGGAGCAAAAAGCCAGCCAGCAGTGCTTGGCTTTTCAACTGGCTACACTGAAACTTGGGCAACCGTTGCTTTACATGTCTTTAGCGCCCAGCTTGAAAACACTCAAAGGCTGGTCAGACGTTTCTTAGAGTTTGTCTACCGCTTACATCTTATGCTAAAAGGCTTTGACATAGACGATGTGAATATAATCTTCAACCCGCTTCCAGACTTTGAGCCTCAGAAAAAGGCTGAAGCAAGACTAAAAGAAACTCAAAGAATAATCCAACTCCTCCAAGCTGGCATTATTGATGTTGAAACTGCCAAGAAAGAACTCGGCTACGGTCCCGAGGAGTGAGCATGGCGGAGTATGACTGGGATGCGGAAGGGAACGAGTTCCTAAATGAACTACTGAAAAGAATCCTTCCCGATTTTATAAAGAGAGTAGAGTCCGTTCTTGCAGAGGCTTTCCGTTTTGCACCCTACTTCATCAGCTTTAACGACTTTACACGGTTCATTATGCAAGAATTAGAACAGAAAGTGCGCCTATCACCAGAGCACAAAGAAATGCTTTACTCTGAGTTTAGAAGGATCTACGAAAAAACACAAAAGGAAGCCACCGCAGGGATGCCGATACGGATAGACTTCAACATGGCAGATGAACGCTCCATCAACTACGCCCTTTCCTTAACTGACTTCTACCTCGGCAAGTTCTTCCAAGGAGACACAAAGCTCCGCTTAGATGTGGTCAAGTGGCTTTCTAAGTATTACTTAGAACAAGGAAACCCCATCGGCAAGGGGCAAGAGGGCATTAAGCACTTTCTAAACGAGTTCGGAGGCTATCTCAAACAAAGAACGGAAGGCAAAGCAAGACAGATCATAGATACCTCAGTTAATCATCTCCGAAATTCCGCAAGGCTAAGGGCTATAGCAAAGGCAAGGATCACAAAATACCGCTGGGATGCAGTGGGAGATAGGCTAACGTGTCCTTATTGCCGGAGTATGGACGGAAGGATTTTTGAGACGGCGGATGCGGTCCGGACTTTGGAACTTATAGAATCCGACCCGGCATCTCTGCCAGAAGTGAAACCTTTCCTGACAAGCTTTCCTTTAGAAAAACTAAAAAGCCTGCCAAGCCCACAAATGCCCTCAAAGATGCCACCAGCCCACCCACACTGCCGATGCAGGATCGTCTCTTTTATTGAAGAAATTGAAGAACCCTACCCGGTCGTCGTAGAACCAGCAGTCCCGCCCAGATCCCTTGAAGAAACTGCAATTTTGCAGGAACTGACCACTGAGCTACAAGCTTTACGCCCAGAGGAGATAACCGCCCGCATAAAAGCCCATGCCGGAAGTGATTGGAGACGTAACCCCGACGGCACTTTTGATGCAAAAGCAAGCAGACTTAAAGCGGAGTTTGAAAAGCACGCCAAAGACTTAAACGTGCAATCTCTCAAGGAATACGAACAACTAAGCTATGAAGTGATAAAAAAGCCCGAGCATGTTTTCATCCAGAGGGTCCTCAACCCTCAGACCCAAAAGTATGAAACGAACTACATCTTTGTCAAAAACGGTGTTTATGTAATCTCTAACGACGAAAGCCTTGCTATCCAGACTGCTGGACGCCTAAAAGAAGATATAGAGAGCTGGCTGTCTGGGTTTTCCAAAGATTCTCCGTCCGCAACTGTTAAACTGTTTGGAGAGAGAACCAGACCAGCTCCGCCTCAAGCCTTCATTGATAAATACGAGTTCCGTAGCATTCAGGATGTAGAGAAATTCCTGAAAGATTTTTCGGAAAAACATCCAGACCTTCTATACTATAGGGTTAGAGATGTGAAGGTTGCGGAAGGTGAGAGGTATATAATGGCATGTATCGGCTATAGCGACAGGACTGGGACGATCTTTATTAATAAAAAATACGAAGCCCCATTAATATCCGCCTTGCAAAGCTTCAGAAATAAAGTCCATTTAACTAAAGAGGATGAGAGTATGCTCCTCGCTCTTTGGCATGAACTGACCCACCTACGAACCAAGGACCTCTTCAAATGGAAATTCAGCAACCCTGAAGATAATGTGTTAGAGACAATAACTGAATTTATAGCATGGCATACTTATGATGAGTTCTTTAGGATGCTGAGACCAAAAGCCAAGCCAAACTATCAAAAAGAATTAATAAAAGACTCTTTAGGCTACCAAACTTATGTTTGGAGGTTTAGGTATGTCCTACAAACGTTCAAGATTAACGAGAAAGAGGCGGTGGAGGAATTGAAGGGCATTTTGTTTGAGGACAGCCGGAACATTTACAGAAGGTTCGTGGATTGGTTGAGCACAAAGACTAACCTTCCAGAAATTCCAAGTGGTAATATAGTATGGGATATGGTTAGCAAGAGGACGAGCAACGAAGAATTCCAAAAGGAGGTTAAGGAATATGCCAAGAGGAGGCGGAAAAAATAAAACCCTCCCAGCGGACATAGAGACAATTTACGACCACGGACTAACGGAAGAAGAAAGACTACAATGGTTCAAGCACGAATATTTTTACCCTAAAACTAAAGAGGAGTATCTTCAAAGGCTCAAACGATATGAAAATCCCCAAACCATTTTCAATCACATCTGGAGTGATCTGTTCACCTTATACCTCAAACGCGGAGACTGGGCTAAGGCTAAAGAGTTTTTAACAAGGATAGACGACAAAAAACTACGCTGGGAGATTGTGTTTATGGCCGCAGGTGGAGATGTTCTAACAGACCCGGAGTGGACAGACAAAGTCCATAACTATTTTGAAGACGTTTGCGAAGTCTGGCCGATCTTTGGCTGACTAACCCCCTTTGTGCAATCTTTGCTTGAAATCTTCCTTCCTATCTGCCATCCTTTTTACTATGACTGTTATTGAACGAGACGCGGTGAAAAGCGTCTTGCAAAATATCCGTGTGATTTTGACCACGCCCAAAGGTTCCGATGTGCATCGCCCCGATTTTGGTTCAGAACTCTACAGATTTATAGACCAACCAATTACAGCATTAACCGCTGGCAAGATCAAGGCTTATATCGTGGATGAAATAGAGAGATGGGAACCAAGGGTAAAGGTCAAGGAAGTCAAGCTTGATAGACGCCTTGACAGGACAAAGATAGAACTTCTTTTAGCTATTGAAGACATAGAAACGAGGCAGACGCTATGGATATAAAGTTTGTAGAGACAGACGCAACTTATTGGGAAGGTGTGCTAATTGATGCTTATGAAAACATCACACAGCGCCCACTATACCCAGCAGACCCTGAACGGCTACTGATCAACCTCCAAACCTACGCAAGCACTCTTTTAGCCATAGCCATAAACGAGACCGCAAAGCAGAATTTGCTTGCCTTTGCAACCGGACCATACCTTGACGCCCTCGCACAGTTTTACGGCATTCAAAGACTTCCCGCCCGGAAGGCTCAAACCATTTTACGATTCTCTTTGTCCGAACCTCTAAACTTTGATGTGGTCATCCCTGCCGGAACAAGGGTATCCGCAGGAGGAGACCTCTATTTTGCAACTTTGCAGGAGGCAAAAATCCCGGCTGGAAGCTTGTTCGTTGATGTTTTAGCGGAGTGTAGCGAAGCAGGCACAAAAGGCAACGGCTTTTCTCCCGGACAGATAAAAGACCTAATGGACCCATTGCCTTATGTTGATTCTGTCTCAAACATCACCATGAGCCTATACGGTGCAGACGAAGAAGATGACGAACGCTTCAGGGAGAGAATCAGGTTATCTATTGAACGCTTCACTAACGCAGGCTCCAAACAAGCTTACATCTATCACACACTTTCCGCACATCAAGACATAGAAGATGTGGAAGTCTATAGCCCCGCCCCCGGTCAGGTAAAAGTCATCTTCACCATGAAAGGTGGCAACATCCCAGATGCAAGCATGCTCTCCCTTGTCCGGGATTATCTATCCTCAGAGCGTGTGCGTCCCTTGACCGACCAAGTTTTAGTCTCAGCCCCCGAGATAGTCTATTACGACATTGATCTAACCTTCTATGCGAACAAAAAAGATGCTTCAAAGCTTTCTTTTATCCAGTCTGCCGTTGAAAAGGCAGTCAACGACTTTATCGCTTGGACAAAATCCAAAATTGGAAGGGACATTTTACCAGAAGAACTAATACGACTTGTCAAGCAAGCGGGAGCTTACAGGGTAGATTTAGCCTTACCCACAAAGCACGAACTCACTATTGAACAGATAGCACACGCACAGAATGTAACTGTTCGCTACGGAGGTTTAGCGGATGATTAAAGACCTTACCCCTCCAAGCGTAAAGGAGCTTCAGCACTTAGTAGATACCTTTGCCACAAGCTTTGAAGGACTGAAGAATCGCATCATCAATGTTCTTATCTATCCTCGCATCGATGAGATAGAAAACGAAAAAATCCTCGATCTCCTGGCTTGGCAATTTCACATTGAGGGCTACGAACAAGCCCAGACCATTCAGGAAAAACGCAATTTAATCAAAAAGGTAATCGATCTTCATAGATGCAAGGGCACCCTGTCGGGCATCAAGACCGCATGCCAACTTGCAGGTTCAAGGCTTATCCGGGCAAGAACGCCAGAGATAAAAACCTATTTTAGCCTTTCCCTTACGGACGAAGACCGGGTCAGATTTTACGAACTTTTCCCTGAACTACGCCTCACAAAGTTTTCCTTCCCCGGTAAAAAATACCAGCCCTACCAAAAAGATTTCCTCTCTGCAAAATTGCACCCCTGCAACCAGCTGGCAATACATCGCTATGGGCATAGGGCATACTTAGTCAAAAATGGCATCCTTCAACCCCTCAAAACCTACACTATACAATACACACAAAAAGAAAAAACCGCAGAGGAAAAGGTAGAAGTCCGCAAAGAAGGGAAAGCTTACGGTTCTTTTACAGGATCAACCCGCTTAAAATATCTCGTCAATCACAACGCAAAAGAAAGACTTTACACCCTAAGCTTACCTGTCCTTTACACCGATTATGAACCAATTACCCGCACCGAAACCATCACGCCTTCCACAGAACCAATTACATCCAAATATGAAATCTTGCAAGAAAGAGGAAACGCCAATTCTAAGATCGCTTTTATTTCATACACAAACGGACACACTACAGACCTTGACGCAGAAAAACGCATCTGGAAACGCTTCCGCCTTTTTGACCCAGAAGTAATCCCACAGCGACGCAACGCTTACGCCTTCTTAGATGAAAAGCCTATCCGAATCCCACCTTACAACGCAGAGATTCTTGTAGATGTAAAAGACAAAGCCCACCCGAGGTTTTTCTTCAAATTCCTTATCGCCACACCTAAACGGGCTTTACACGAAACACAAAAGCTCATAAACGACTACAAAAGCGTGAGAGACAAAATCTTTATAGACACAAAAACAAAAAGAACACCAACAGCAGATGGCACCATAACCGCAGGGCAATCAATCAAAATACAGGAGGTAATAAATGTTTAAAAAAGTTATCTACAGAGACAGGCAAGAACTTCAGGCAAAAGACTTGAACAGCACCCAAGACTTTACCGCCCAGTCTATAGAAGCGGTTATCACCGATGCAATCTCCAACCGCTATCACTACACTGGCTTTGAGGTTACGCAAAACTCTTCCACCGAGATAACAGTAGCTCCGGGGAGACTGTATGCTAACGGTAAAATCTACATTTCTGAACAATCCCTTGAGTTCAATGTCTTTCAGCATCTACCCCTGAACACCAAAAAAGTAGTTGCGGTGGTTATATGGGGTTCTGAGACAGAGACAGAGGTTGAGCCAAGGGATTTTCTAATTGATGTCGTGCAGGGGACAACGGAACCTCGTGCTGTTGCCATGACTCATATTAACAAGGCTAATGTAAACCTTGTCCCGGGCGTAGAATCCGTTGACCCTCAGCCTCCAGCCCTTCAGGAAAACGTAGTGCCTGTTGCTTACATCTACCTCACCACAACCGGCATTGAAAAGATAACTCGAGTTGAAGATTATGTCCTACCTCGTTTATACGAGACCAAAGCTGATGTGAAAGAGCTGAAAAATTGGAGGGCTTTAACCGAGCCCCGCTTAATTTCAATCGTTACTGACCTTTCAACCCTTGCCAAAAAAACAGACGGAAAAGCCGACCTAAAAGCAGTCCTTGAGCTCATGGCAGACATGGCTCGTGTAAAAGAAAAACTCAACCTCCCAAGCACCTTTCACAGCTACGATGCAGATTACTTTGGAGATACATCAAAGATAGATACAGACAACACGCAGGCGAAGATTTTCAACGGCTTGTTATTCCCAGACGCAGGAGAAGCAAGGGCTAACCTTGCACTATTTAACCCCTACGACCCAAACATACAAAGGTTTGATAACTTAGTTCTTCCAAAGTATGACCTTGTCCCAAAGCTTGAGACAAAAGGCTACTCCGGAGACATCTCTATTTCAAGATACCAATGGCAGACCCTCACCCTGCAAAAATACACTTATCACCGATATTATTGGACCTATGGCTGGGGATGGAACTGCTACTGGAACTGGTATTACAGCAGATGGAATTGGTATTGGGGATACGACTATTGGTGGCATGGAAGATGCGGGTATTGGGTATCTTATCCAATTACAGAATATAGACTTCAAGAGACAACCCAGACCATAAACGGGGCAATAGTTGCCCAAACCCTTGTGATCTCCTCTCCGATGTGGCTTGCGGGGCTTGG